TCATCTTCGCCACTCACTGGATTATATGTTTTATTATCTGTATAGAATGATATAGTAGTTGTAAACCCAAAATCATCATCTGCATCAGCATTTGCTGGATTAGGTACAACAATTACTCTTTCTTCCCTAGGTGTAGGTGGTTTGTCAGTATCAGCATATAAATCAGCTTGTGTGGATTTAATAACACTTGCATTTGACATAGGACCGTACAGATAAGTTTTAGCAGTAAAGTTTAATGTATAGATTACTGCTCTTCTTCTTGTAAAGTCACCGTTATAACTATCTTCATAGCTCACAGTGTTTAAAATAATTGGTACATCTCTTTTTAAATTCATTTCAGGTATTACATTAACTGTCACTGTATAGTCTGGTTGAAAGTAAGGTAATATCTGTTCAACAATTTGTAGGCCATTTTCTGCCGTTGCTGTAAAAATATTTAAACTAAAATCTATATTATATGGCACAGGTGAATAATTAAAATTCATAACTTTGCCATCTGCTTCGTTAGATTTTACTCTAACAGTTTTATTCATCTTGTTTAATTTTCTGTTTGCATCATAAGATAAACCTGTAATCTCAAAACTCATACGAGGTAATACAATTGCAAACTCTCTATTTTCTAAATTAGCTTGTTGGTCTAATCTAACTAAAAACTTTTCTTTAGGTGCATATGCTAAAGGCACTCTTAATCTTTTTGTAACAGCACCGTCTGAGGCAGTGTTTTGTACATAGATATTATTAAAGACTTGGCCAAAACCAATGACTAACTTTCTAACACCTTCGTTGTAAAAATGATTACCAAACATTATTCGTCTACCTCACCAAATGGGTTTCTTTCTGTAAAGTCTAAAATATCATCTGCAATAGAAGCTGTATCATAACCTGCTTCAGTATTTAAATCTAAGTTATCTGCATATGGCGATTGTGTCTGTATGTTAGTTGCACCTGGACTATATGTTTCTTGCATTAAGAAAGCAGGTTGACCACTTGCATAGTCTAAGTAGTCTTCTAACATAATTGAACCTTCACCATCTAGTGCCACTTGACCAACTTCTAATGATACTTTATGTTGTAATATATCAAGTGTTCTATTGTCTTCGTATTGGTCAATAACTTCATTACCTGTATCAAGTTTTTCTGAAGCGTATTCCCAACGAGTAACTTTAAGTTTGTAAACCGGTAAGTTACCTAATTGAAAGAATGGCTCTTGGTCTTCAACAAATAGAATTTCAAAAAATGAATTCATTAAAGGCACATATAAAATATCGCCTTCGTTTGGTCGACCAGTTGCAATTAGATTTGCTGTGTTTGATACATGTTCTTCAAATCTTCTCTTAGAAACAACCAATGTAGTGTCATCTCTAATTTCTAAACCAAACTTATTAATGATTTCTTGTTCGCCAGCAAATCCTTCGTTTGTTTCAAAATACATTTCAATTGCATAACTATCATCAAACTTAGATGTAGTATCTTCACCAAAGATTAAGTCCCTATTTACAAGGGTACGAGGCATATAGAAAACATCTTGGCCATATATTTTTAGGCCTTCGATAATTAAATTTTCGTGTAGTCTTTTCTCGTTGTCGTTGCCAATGCCTCGGCCTGCCTGGAAATAGTGATTAACTGCCATGGCATTATCCTATCATCATTGCTGGATTTAATTCGAAAGTGCTTCTAATCTCTTGTTCTAGTTTTTCAATATCTTGCATTGCTTGTTGATAGATTTCAACACCGTTAAGTGTCACACCACCAATCATCTGAACACCACCAAATTTTGATAAATTAGCACCCCATTGTTTTTTAAACAAGGCAGTTGTGTATCTCTTTAAGTAAATATCATTCCACACATCTGTGTAGGTTGCTGGGTCTAACTTACGATAACACTCAATAACAAGGTATTCATCTGTCGCTAAATCATTTGTCCAGTCCATATCAATGTATAGTCTGTTGTCGTGTTGATTGAAACGAATTGGTTTTTCACCAACTAAAATGTGGTCTAAGAAATCTAAGTGTCTTAAAACAATATCATAGTTAATTATTGAAGTAGATGAAAAGTCATATAAGTCATTTAATCGTAGTTGATACCTTACATCAAATAGATTTAAGTTACCTTTGTTTGAAAATGGGAATATATTAATAACTGAGATAACTGTTTCTGGAACAACTAAGAAATTATTGTCTTCATACCAAGTAGTTGAAACGCTATTTTTGGTAGCCGTTTCACTTGACGGATTAATAGCTGACAATCTTGCTTTGTCGGCTGCTGTAAGTTTGTATTTTAAATAAGTTCGTCTAATACCATCATAGTGGTACTGTTGAAAATACTGTACAGCTTCGTCTATTCTATCTTCTAACTGGTCATCATCCACATTGATTTCAATGACCGGTTTACCAAGATTTCTTAGACAATACTGTTTAAGTGTTTCTCTGGTGCTTGGAGTTGCCATAAGTTATATTCCCTTTTACTATATTTATAAGATTTTTAAACTATCTTTGGGAATAGATTGTCACTACAGAATAACTTAATATCGTTCTCAGGAAGGCCTAATGATTGCATAACCCTAGGCGTATGTGGGTTCATTTGTTGATGGTGGCAGTAGTAATTTTGCGCCTCAATGACATCATCTCTACTGGAATCACCTGAATATGTGCCAATTCTGGCAAGATAATTATGTAAATTACCTAATGCAATATCACATATTTGATTTAATTCAACAATATCTTTTACATTACCAGCTGCAATCATACCACCACTAAAGATAGCCTTTGCCCAATCAGGCAATTCTCTTTCTTTACTAGGTTTAAAATCTTTTACTTCGTTAATAAACCACTTTGTTAATGGGTGTTCTTTTTGTAATAAAGGTGAGAAATCGTGGAAGGCACCTGTTACTTTGTTTTGACCTGCAATAATATCAAAACCATAAATCGGTCCACCATTGTCTAACTCTGGAAATAAACAGACATGCATCATCCAAAGTTTTTTACTTTCTCTTACATCAACCACATCAACATGAGCTCTTCGAACAACATTGTTTCTCCATGTTCGATTGACCCAACCATATTCTGGATTGTTAAATCGTTCCATTCCTGGTTCGTTATATTCTTCACACTGAGTATTCAACATGGCAACCATGTCGTCTTTCAGTCTAATTAATCTTTCCCAAATCATTCATTTCCCCAAATAGTTTAGTTGCATAATCAAAACAAAGTCTTGCCTCTGGTAAAACTGTGTGTTGATATATGTTCAAATAAGTGTTAATTTTATCTCTTACAATTTCTTTATACTTATATTCGTCTGGTCTAAAGAAATAATAATTGTTAGGACCTGGTGTTTTTCTTCTAATCATTTGGCCACCAGATAAGTCACCTAAATGTCTTACATAGATATGTGCATATAAACTTTCTGCACTTTCTTTAATTAATTCTATGTGTTTAATATAATCAACTGTGCTTTGTGTTAGTATTGGTGTATCATCTAATTTCCACAATGATTGATAATCTTTTCTTATTCTATCAGCTCTTGGTAAATTAGGTGTATCAACAAACAAAGAGTTTTCAATACCTCTATCTTCTAAGGCACGATAACAATGATATTGATTGTACAAATAAATGGCATATAGATTTGGGTCTATATTACCAGACATAAGAGTCCTTACAAACTCTTGTCTTTCAGCATTTTTGTGTTGGTCTAAAGTTAATTCTTTTATATCTAACATAATTTAAAAATACCCATTTGTTCTATCTTTATCTTCCATTTGTAAATTACCCGAAACACTAACTCTAGTTACATTTGATTTAAAAGGCATTACCCAATGTTGTAACATTGCTGGAAAAATTATAATAGTTCCTGTTTCTGGTTTCATTTTAACAACATTTGTAAACCATTTTTCTTTTTGAAATTGTGTAAATTGAAACTCTAGGTATCCTGGTGGTGTTGATTGACCTTCGTGTTCATTCGCTTCTTTTTCTAATTCTACAGGCACATCCAAGTACAAAACAAAAGATATATCTCCGCCGTGTGTGTGAATAGGATTAAAATCTCCTGGTTTCATAAAATTTACCCACAAATCACTAGCGTGTAAGTTAACTTGTTTGTTTTCTAAACTATGAAAATTTGAGTGTTGTTCTCTATAACAAGACCAATACTCTTGCATTTCTTTATAAAACCACACAATCGTATCTTTGTTATATAAAAATTGTGTTTTTAAATGACCAGCTAATCTATGATTATAACTTTCTAGTTCTTTTACCCCGTCATCATACAATCTTTTAACAACATAGTCTGGCGCTTTTGCTTTCATAGCAAAGGTTCCCATATTGTAGTTTTTAATGTTTATCATTCAGTATCCTTAATTTTTATCTTTGGATCAAAGTTATACGAAAACACAATTCTTTTATTATCAAATGTGTTTTGTGTTGTGCAATGTTCAGTATGACTTCTAAAAATTAATAATCTTCCAGGAATAGTATCGTAACTACAACTATGATATGTGTATTCATTATATAATTCTGTATCGTGTCGGTCATTCTTTACCATTTTATTTTGAGGATTTTTCATATCAGCTACAGGATTCCTAAATTGTGTTTTCACTTCTTTTGGATTACCTTGTAAATAAAAAATTGTAGATATAGTATATCCAGTATGACAATGCCAAGGATTAAAGTCATACGGTTGATAATCTATAAACCAGGATTCTTTAGCTTCATATTCATAAGCAAAC